GGAAGATCGCGTTTACAAACGCCGGATAGTCGAAGAATTACTCCGGCGTTGAGAACAGGTCGGTAATGACCATTGAAAGAACATGGAGAATGTTTCAAAAATTGCAATTTCTCGGGACAGTGGCACACGTCACAAGTAACGTTATACCCAGCCCGAGCAGCGGCACTGACAATATCGCCAACGTCCCCAATGCGAGTCTCCATTACGGAGATAAAAATGCATAGGTTAGCCATATTGTTCACTAATGTAGTCAGTGTGCTTCCGCTGTAGAGCACCGGCTCACGAGGCCGGTATTTCGCAGTGTGCCGCCCTTTTCGTGTCTTAAGCTTCAAGGGTTGTTTACACTGCTGGATCAGTCGCCTCATCAACTGCCGAACTTTTCCACGGGTGACCATGGTGAGGGTTTGGAATAGAGAATTTGTATGTGAGCCATCACAAGTACTAATATCTAGATTGCACATTAGTCGCTTTCCATTAATAGTGGTAGCGAAACATGCATCATCGGAGAAGTAAATGAAAACGGGATGCGACGCATTGATCAGCAAGTCGAACACACTGGTCAAAACAGCATGGTTCGGTGAGGACACGAAAATCGCGACCCCACCGTTGTGCCATAAGGGCTTTGCAGCCATGCAATCTTTCATAATGTGTGTTGCGCTAGCGCCTAATAACGACGCTGCCGTGGTCAAGTCGTTAACAAGTCTTGGATATTTCATAGGTTTAGCCCATTCTTCACCTTTGACATTTCCGAGGACCTCACGAAACCACACCTCCGATGAAATATTGTTGGTTTCGAGCAATTCTCGGAATGCAGCAATCCGCAACTTGCGTTTTGGATGGGGCTCTCTTACAAGACGCACCACGGAATCCACAAGATTGTCATATTTCTCCTCAATGTGCTGACATAAAATGTGTCCATAGTCAGTCAAAATTTTCTTGTGTCGAGTGATAAACTCTTTCTGCGCGGCACACAAATCCTCATGCGTGTTGCCATTGCAGTCTTTACGTGCTCCAAGTAACCGCGTAGCAGCATACGTCAGACACCGATTAGTCCGTGCAAATATAAGCCCATTGTGCACAAAGGTAGGGCCATAACAAGTACGGTAAAACGGGTCGACGACTTCTACTGAGGCGGTAAGAGGAGGAAAGTGGGGCAAATTATCTACAATATTTACATCATGTGACTTACTTAGAAGCACAAAACGTTTGTTGTCTCGGTAACCAGGCAATTCGAAATCAATCTCACTTGGACGGAATCTACACACCGGCATGGCGTGAGCACCATACATGGTGCTCGGAAACCGTCATATAGAGAGGATCAACTCCTTCTTTCCCACAGCATGGATGCCCTGATAAATCTTAAACTGGTTATCATTCATGAATTTAATACATGTGGACACCATGAATTTATCAAGATATTCCTGGTCAGTACAATGGCGGGCAGCAGTCCACATAAGTGTTTTATATGTCTGCAAATTTGATGTAGCACCGAAGTGTTGCTCAGCGAACTTCTTATACAGAAGTTTATCATATTCGCATTCGGCTGCCATGATAAAACCATTGAGGGCTACCAAATTAATCTGCCCGCTATCTTCCACTATTCCATCACCATCGTAAATGTACTCCCACGTCTCGCGTGTCTTAACGTTGTGTTCAGCCTCAGCAGTGAGCACACAACCAACAACAGCTTCCTGGTAAGACAACGTGAAGGTACGGAGTAACTCCGCGATTTCAGTACGGTACTGATCGATCTCGCGGTGCAAGTCATCTTCCAATCCCTCATCGCCGATATCACCGACTTGACCAAAGCGGCCCAAGAATTGTAAAGCGTCAATAAGAATGTTCAATGACTGGGATAAAATTAACCGTGGAACGTGAACAACGGCGTGCCAAAAAGGTTGATACACATTTTGATGGAAAGCGCTGGCCTGATGTCGGTGGTTATAAACCTTGTACTGCAACTTTTGAATAGTTTGCTCATAAGTCGCGTGACGATAAGGATCCGAACTATGAGGTGCAAAGTAATTAACTCTGCGATCATGTTGAACAATTACACCTAGTGCGCGAGAAATGAGGTACAAGACCAAGACATACATCGCCACTGGGAAAGACAAAACGGCGAGGCAAGCAGACCAAAACTCATTCATAACCAAATTGATCCCGGAAAAGAAAAAGTGGAGGATTTTACACACGAGCGAAATCGGAAGGTACAACCTAGAGGTTCGGAGTTTAAAAATAAAAGTCACCAAGGCATGCAAAAAGGATGAAAGCAATGCAAGTTGGCATATCGCGCGATGGCGGGCCATATTAACCGTACTGGCCAAATATGTATCGGTGGCGGTAGCATATATGCGAGCCTTACCGATTTCCGGTGTATAAACGTCCGGCTCAGCAGGTTGAATAACGACATCAGAATCGACAGGTGAGACTAGAACGTCGCCAGATGAAACTGGTGTATCTGATGGTAACGGTGGCAATGGAGGCCCCTTCAGTTTACTCTTACCTCCGGTACCGCGCCGGTTAAGATTATTACGCCGCTGTCCCCCACCGCCAATGCCCTTAGGTGGGCCGTCACCAGCATTATCACTAGAGTAGGCAGGACCAAACATGCTGTGTGAATAATGGGTACACAGTAGCTTAGATACAACCCGCACTTCATAATACGTGCGAATGGAGGTAACTAAAAAAGCCCACAAATAGGAAATGGCGGTCCACAAAACCAACACAATGCATGAGACAATAATCATCTCTATAACGAGAAGACAAAAGCGCACGAATGCCCTCTGGACTTTCCGAGCATCGGCTATTTGTAAACCGACATGACGGCCGGGTCGCAAAATGGTATACCATATGAGCAACGACATACCGAGAAAACTGTGGAATGCGCTCACAATTGCACTCCGGAAACCAGAAATTGGAAACCAAAGCTGGATAAGTTTAAAAGAGCCAGTAAGCACGCCAAGGAGGGTAAAGACGATCAAATTCGCACTGATGATTGAAACCATCTCGCAAGTACCCTCAAAACCCTGCAAAGGCGGGTGACGGATGGCTTGTTGTGGACGCCCATCAATGGTGTGTGACGCCAAAGTGTGTGTCTGATTCGTGGCGGTAGCAGAAGTCAAAAATAAAACCAACAACCAAATAACCATGTAAAATCTCTGCTTACCATGACACACGAATTGCGGACCATCACCGGAGTTATCACTGGAATACCCGGGGCCAAATGCAACAACTGTGGGAGTGATGCGGACTCCCGGGCCGATAACATGCACCTGCACGAACTTGACACGTCTACGACCACCCTTCCTCTTTGACGGACCGTAAATGGGCGCTCGAACGTTCTTAACAGGAGTCACCTCAGGTGACTCTGGCCACGGAACTGGATCGAACGACCACCCACAAACCTCCTCCACATCAGAGGCACCCGGGCAAGGCGCGACTTGTGGAAGTGGC